AGGGCTAAACGATTCAAGGGGAAGCTCACCAAAAAGAAAAAGGTCACGATCCCGATCCCGACGCCGACAGCTCTTCGAGCGTATGGCGAGGCGATCCAGCTTGACTCATCGACTCAATACGACATCCCCGAAGGGCTCACCGTTGGCAAACCCTTCAAGACCCTAGCCTTGGGTCAAGTCTCCTCTCGGATGAGCGGGGAAGCGATCGGAAGCGAGATCGATCGAGGCTTACTTGAGGAGCTCCTTCGAGTTTATCAAGAGCGCCAAGAGGTCGACCCCGTCATCATCGATTGGCAGCACGCGACAAGCCCCTTTAATGGAGGCACCCCGGCGCCTCCGTCTAGCGGGTCGGCTCTCGGTCTCATCGTCGACCTCGATCTTCGAGAGGATGGGCTCTACGCCGTCCCCGCTTATAATGAGCGAGGGCTTGAGGTCGTCGATCAAGCGGGCGGGATCCTTTGGAGCTCTCCCGAGTATCTTCAAGGTGAGATCTTCTCTCGCGATGGCGGCTCCAAAGTCGGAGACGCTCAACTATTAGCTATCACCCTTACCCCTCGGCCGGCGCAAGCTCACAGCAAGATCGACCGAGTCACTTTAAATGAAGGAGGATCCATGGAAGACATGGACTCAATGAATGAAGAGGAGCTACGCGCCGCCCTGTCTGCAAAAGACGAGATGGTCAAGCAGCTCGAAGACAAGATCGCCGAATTGATGGCCGACTCAGAAGCTCAAATGACTTCAGAAGAGACAGCGCAAGCCGACGCCCCAGCGGTCGTCGAGCAAGCCGAAGAAGTCGAAGAGGAGGAAGAGGAGAAGGAGGAGGTCGCTGTCAAGATGAGCGAGACCCTCAACGCTCCGATCTTACTCTCTGAGATCCACAAGCTACGCGAAGAGGTCGCAAGTCTCAAAGCAGACAAAGAGACAGTCCAACGCCGCGAGGCTGTCGGCCAGCTTCTTCGAGAAGGCCGCATCACTCCAAGCGAAGAAGAGGCAGCCTCTCAAGCGTGGAGTCAGCGCAACTCATCGCCTGTCTTCTGGGCGCTCTTCTCGTCTCGCTCCATCGGCTCATCGGTCCCTCTTGAGGAGATCGGTCATGGCGCAAGCGGTGAAGAACTTAATAAGAAATCACTCGATCAAAAGGTGAGGGCTCTCTCTGAAGAGAAGTCGATCACTTATTCGCAAGCTCTCACTCAGTTTAGAGAGCAGAACCCCGACTCATACAAAGCCGTATACGGAGGATAATCCATGAGCTCAATTTATAATATCGTCCAGACCTATGTCGCCGCCGAGGCTCTCACCGCCGAGTTCACTCTCGTCTCACTTAATGCCGCGGGCAAGGTGGTGATCACCGGCGCCGCTACTGAAGAGGCTTGTGTCGGAGTCGCTCAAAGAGCCTGTGCTCTTGGTGATGCTGTCGACGTTCTCGTCTTTGGTCTTACTCGCGTAATCGCCAGCGAGACCATTACATTCGTGACAACCCCGAGACTCGCCGCCGCTGCTAACGGACAGGTTCAGCCTTCGGAGACAACCGACGCGACCTTCTACCCGATCGGCCGCGCCATGGCTAACATCAACCAAACCTCAGCAGCTGCCGGGGAGCAATTTACTTGTCTCTTCGTCGGCCCTGTATCTCTCGTTTAAGGAGTCTATAAATGGCTAGCTCATATTCAAATATTCATCCCGTCGACGAGATCCTATCAAGTCTCGTTCTCGAAGCGGTCCCTTCAGACGATCAGCTCATCGCTGATAAGTGCATGGAGACCGTTGTCATCCCCGAACGATCAGGGACTCTCCTCATCGAGAACTCGCGGAACTTCATGGGCGCCGGCGCGGGTCTCGACCTTGAGCGCGCTCCAGGTTCCGAGCGTCAATCGATCGGCGGATTCGACCGCAGCTCGACCACGTTCAAAGCAAAGATCTACTCAGCGCGTGACTCGATCGCGATGGAGGACATTCTCGACAGCCAATACCCCGGCTCCGAAGAAGCTCGCATCGCTCGCAAAGTCGCCCGCGTGATGAAGCTCGCTAAAGAGCAACGCGCTGCCGATCTCCTCTTCGGCACAGGTAACTTCAACAATGATACTTCTACAAATGAGTTCACTGGCAAGTTCAACGCCGCCGGCGCGACTCCATTGACTTATCTTGATCAGCTCAAGGATACAGTCTTCGCGGCTGTTCATGGCATCAACCCAGACACCCTCATCTTCGGGCGCGACTTGTTCCGCAATATCGCCCGCAATCCCGAGGTTAGAGGATACGTCGGATCAAGCACCGCCGGCATCGCTAGCGGTGGCGATCGCATCCTCAACGATCAAGCTGTTATCGATGTCTTGCGTGATGTCCTCGGGATCCCCAACATCTACGTCGGCGCCGCTCGACGTGACACAGCGGTCGCCGGTGCGACAGCCGTCGAGTCGTACATCTGGACAGCCGACAGCCTCTTTTGTGGGGTTCTCAGAGGAGCAGACGCGATCGTTCAAAAGAGCGGGGGCGTCAAAGCTATGCCCGCCGCAGCTCTTAACTTCCAGTTTGGGTCAATGATCGCGGGTCAATACGATTCGATCGATTCAATCGCTCGGTATGTCTACTCTGAAGAGGTCCAGACTTTTCAGGCTCTCGACGCGACCTATGGCCGAATCATCACAGACTGTCTGTAAGATGATCTGTGATTGTGGCCGCCCTATTGCTCACCTCTTCGGAGAGAAAAAAGTCGATGCCGACAAAGTCGCTATCGATGACTTGACTCGTCAAGTTAAGAAGCAATCGGGCGACCTCGCCACGATCACGCGAGCTCGGATTGATCAGCTCAAAGCCGAAGTCTCGGCGACTAAAAGAATCAAGCAGAGCCTCACCTCCTCAAGGGGTGAGTTGCTCAAGACGCTAGAGGCGGCGGTCAACGCCTCATCACCTTTATCTCTCTTATCCCTCGATCGGAATCAACTCATGTCTTTCATCCTCGACGCCGGTCTCGGCCTCGCAGTTGAAGAGTTCGTTGATTCAGCAGATCGAATAGAAGACGCGGCGGCGAAGGCTGTCGGTGCGATCGTTCCCAACTTTGGATTCGATCCGATTCAAGGGGAGATAAATCAAATCAAAATATCAGTAGCTCAAAGTGTCTTCGATGATGTGATCATCCCCGACACTCTCGGCGCTGTCAGAGGATCACTCCAAGCGATGGCGGTCCAAGTCCCTGTCAATCAAGCGATGAGCGCACTATCGAAGCGGATGCAATCGGCGACAGGTCGACAGCTCACCGAGGTGAGAACTAAGCTCGCTCAATATGGGCGAGACATCACAGCGAAAGCGGCCGAATCGGCGGGCCTCGATATGTTTTTATATACCGGCCCCGAGGATGGGATCACGCGAGCCTTCTGTCGTCCGCTAGTCTCAAAAGTGGTAAGCTCGGCGCAGATGAAAAAGTTAAATAATGGTCAAGGTCTCCCCGTCGTAACGTCGGGCGGCGGATACAACTGCCGTCACTCATGGAGCCCGATTAGTGCGGGGTTCCTGAAGGCTTCAAAGCTACCGAGGGCGACAACTAAAGACATTCAAAAAGCGAACGCTGGAGGGCGCAAATGAGGAAAGCGATAACGGCACAAGATTATCTCTTCGAGTGGTCGGCGCCGACTCCGATCAATGGAACGCCATCGATCACGATCAAGGCATCCTCGACGGTGACCTCGGTCATGACTCAAAGCCGAGTCAACGCGACGGTAAGCGCGATTCAAAACGATAGACGGACATTGACCGTCGACATCCAAGCGCAACCTCTCGAAGGTGATCAGGTCAGAGCCTTCCTCAAGACAGCGGGTGATTCATTCTTCGCTGTCAAGGTCGTCCGAATGGTTGGGACGGTGGCGATCCTCGCCGAACCTCTCCCGCGTGAGATCGACTTGTCGACCTCGGCGTCTCTTGAGTTCGCATTGTGGACTTATACGGCGCCTCTCGCGACGGTGACCTCGGTCAGCGGAACCTATCCATATGAGATCAGCTACGACAGCGACCTCGGATCGGGTGACATTAAGCGAATGGAGAAGGGTGTCATCAAGGTCACTCCTCGACCCTTCAACACTGGCCTCGATCATGATGAGCTCGTCGCGACTATGCCGGCTCTCGCCGATAAGATTCCGCGTCGTCAAGATTCATTCGCTCCCCAGATCAAGGCGGCTCTCGATGAGATCGCCCTGGTGATTCGAGATCATGTCATTCCTCAAGACGCGACCGAAGACGAGGTCTTCAACGTCGATGCCTTCAGGTCAGCCCACGCCTACTGCACAGCGGCCCGAATCTATGAGGCATCTCTTCAACTCGATGTCGCTTCATCGATGAGAGATCGATGTGATGAGCTCACACACCTCGCCCTTCGATCAGTCGCCCTCGATCTCGATGGGGATGGAGTGATCGATTCAGGTGAGCTTGATTTAAGAGAGACGGGCGGGAGCTCCCGAGATCTCAGAGCATCATGGTCCGCATACAATAAGACAGATTACGATAAAACATTCGTCCCCGTCCGAGCGATGAGGCATTAATCATGGGCGCGACATTCAAGACCGACATCCCGAAAAGTTTATGGACGGCTCAAGATAGCCAGATGATCGGCCTTAATACAGTCGCCTCGATCAAGTTGAGGACGTCGAAGGGGATCAGCTCGGAGGGGGTCGGCTTCAAAAAGTATTCGACCAAACCGATCTACATCTCGAAGCGAGGAGCTCGCTTGGCGCCGAAGGGCGGGCGCCCATCGAGGACAGGTCGATCTATATTTTATCAAGGCGGGTATGCTGAATATAAAGCGAAATCAAAGAAGGTCAAAGAGGCGCCGGTCGATTTAATTCTATCGGGGATCTTGATGAATAATCTCGTCCTTCAATACGCCGACCGTCACCGCTTCATTATCGGATTGACTAAGCAGGTCAGACACTATGGGTACCACGTCAACGCGGTCCGACCCTTCATTGGGCTTACCCCCGATGATGTTAAGATCATTACCGAGACGGTGCAATACGATATAAGAGAGCGCCTAAAATGAGTCAAGGTATTATCGCCTCTCTCTCTCAGCTTCGCTCGATGGTCGAAGGCATCACGCCCAAGACCGATCCCCATCATGGCTTTGTAGGCATCGAGACGGGCGACGGCCAGACCGCGAGCTTGAGCGATCGATACCTACAAACTCGGCTCTTTATGTTTGAGGTGCTGGGCTTCGCCACCGATGACGGACAAGCGGGATTAAGCGGGCGGAAGCGGGCGGCGATCAATCTTCAGGTTCGCTATGATGTCCCGCAGTCGATCGGCTTCCTTCAGCTCATGATGAGTGAAGACGCTAGTAAATTAATCGACACACTGAAGGGGCCGAACTATGTCCTCGGAACCTCGGGCATTGTGTCACTTATCCCAGGCTCGCCAACGGGCGCGCCGATCTTAGACGAGGGCGGTGATCCGGTTGCCTTCCTTCTCAATCTCCCCTTTGAACTTCTCTACTTGGAGGCTTAATCATGGCAGTAACTCATCGATCTCTATCCATCGCGATCGAGTCATCATTCGGCTCGCTCGACTCATCGACCGGCCTCCCCTCAACCTCGGGCCTTACTTACATCTCGATTCCTTGCGAGCGCGATCCTATTGTCATTTATGGCGATGTCGTAGCGAGTGAGAGAACCGACGCGAGAGACGGCGCCTTCGGTGTACCCGCCGAGCCCGATACAGTCTGGGCGAGCGGGTCAAGGGTGAGACGAAGGACGGGCTCAATCGAGTGTCGAGTTGACCTCACCACGATCGGCACCGCCGCCAATACATACGACGCGAACTATCTCGGCTATCTCCTTGGCGCGGGTCTACTTACCAAGACTCCATCGCTAACGAGCGACACCGCAAGCGCCATCGCAAGCGTGAACAAATACACGCCGACGGGAACGGTCACCACAGCCGACATCGGAACTCTTGTCGGTGCAGATCTATCCGGCCGCGCTGAGTATTCAGCAATTACTGATAATGATGTCAGCGGTGACGTCACAATCTCGCCCGCGTTGAGCGCAGACTTTACGGGGACGCCAACGATCAGACATCTTCAAACTTGGTACCCAGGGACAAGAGACCGAAGCGGGACGAAGACTCACAGCGTCGCTTTCCAGGTCAACGGCGTCGACTTCAAGACCGACGGCTTCGGGTGCGTCCTCGAATCGATATCGATCTCACTCGACAGCGGTCGACTCATGGCCGATCTCGTTTATCAAGCGGCGATCATTCAAGACGATCACGCGGCGGCAACCGGCCCCGTTGAGCCTAGCTATAACACAGGCGCGCCGGCCTTCTTCAGAGGTGCTTATGTTGTCGTTAGTTCGACAGCTCCGAGCTCGCTCACGGATCCCGTGGCGGGTGACACTCTCGCGAGGACGGATCTCAACTGTGAGGACTTCAGTTTTACGCTGACGAATACCCTCACCCCGAAGGGTCACTCGAACTCAATCCTCGCGATGTCCGAGATGGAGATCAGCGACATCGATGTCGAGTTGACGTTGACTCTCTCCTCACCGGCTACAGCTCTCAATCAAGACTACTTCAATCGACAGCTTCGCCAAGTCCTCGTGGGGACCGGCCCGGTCGGTGATGGCCTCGGGTGCGCGATCATGATCCCTTGTGCTTATCTCAACAATGACCCATCAAAATATGAGGTCGGCGGAAATGATATAGTAAGGCAGACTTTGACTTATAAGCAGAGTCGATACAACGGCGACTTCGACACCGGCGTCACCTCGCCTTATGACTCGAACGCGGGAAACTCCTTCCTCAGAATCGGCCTAGGGATCTAATCAAATGGCGCTTAACTTCTTACCCTCTTCAGAGATGACCCTTGATGTCGTCGCGACTTGTGACCCCTCGGTGATCTGCTCAGATGATCAACGGTCGGCCTATCTGTCATCAGCTTCGCTCGATGATCTTGAGGCGCATGACGGCGCAACGATCTTCACGATTAAGGCGCTGAGTTCAAGGGAGAGGGAAGAGGGCGAGGTGAGGGCCGGCGCTTATACGCGG